CCATACCTGCGTACTTTCGAACGTTGCGAGTGACATTGTCACACTCAACGTAAGATGAGCGACAATCTAGCATCCGCCCTAAAAATTCGGGAAGATGACTAAACGCCTGACGAACTATCTTTTCAGATAACAAGTCAGACGCTGACTTTAGGTCGAGAGTCGCCCAGTTTGCATGTATGGAGCCTTCCATAGCGAGTTTTTGGTTTTCGCTTTGGTCGGTTAGAGCAAGACAATTACGTAATATGCTGCACTTAGAGATTGAATCCCTAAGCTCAGTGTTGAGTGCTTGCTGAACGAATTGGTTCAACGTTGGCTCAACCGTAATAGTCCGTCGAGAAGTAGAATTCTTCGGAACGGAAATCAGTCTTGCTGTGCTTCTAGAAGCCGCTGACTCTGGAGGTATTTTTAGAAACCTCCTCATATCTTCCATTCGGAGATCATCTGATGATAAGTCAAGATGATCTAAACAACCGAACAGATCATATGAAGGAAGTGTCCCACCGAAGGCATCCGTGAGGATCCCATGGTAGGTTCTAATCCACTTTCGATTAGAACTGAGCCTTTCAGAAACAGCACCTGGCCCATGTTTGCCAGTATAACGATCAACCCGAAGGCTTTTTCTAAAGTCGAGAGGCACAGTTAATTCGTGCAACTCGTCATCAGAATACGTCACAGGGTTGTCGTCATAGTTTTGAAGATCATTCAAAACGTACTGACAGACAAGACCAAAGTGATGACTTTGTCGGGAATCCAACTCATGGACCCCTATCAGGTCATCATTCTGGAAAAAAGATTCGACTGCTTCGGAATGTAGCTTATCACTACGCTCTTCAGACAGAAGAATCTTTTTGCACATGTAGGTTACCTCAATTAGACTTTTTAAAGCTGACTGAGAGTAGTCGACATGTACAAGGCCAGTTTTGACATCGAAAACTTCTGACATCAAACCTGAGAATAATCTCGGGAGCGATGAACCACGAAGCTTTTTAAAGCCAAGTGGGCAGCAGAACACACCATCGGCTAAGCCTCTTTCGATGGCTTCGCCAAGGCGTGGAAGGGCTACGGTTAAGAAACCGTACCCTTCGTTTTCGTATCGATACTCCAGCGTGCGGATATCACGCTGAAGGCCTTTCACGTCAGAGTCGAACCTAGTGAAATCAACTCCCACTAGGTCCGCTAGGAGAACTATTGGACTTTTCATCGGTTCCTCCTTGAGGTAACTGATTCCAAGTACCAGTAGCAGATCGATCCGTCGAAATTGACGGGTCCTGTACGCTACCGCTTATGGTAGCCTGGACTCCTTTTGTAGCACATGCTGAGACACTAATCGCTAACGCGACTAATGCCAAAGACATAGCTACGCGGAGAAGCCAGCCGACGTAAACCCAACGATTGTAATCTTCCATGGCGTAAAAGCCAAACTTGAAAGATCACGATTGATTGGTGATAAGTCGGGCAGTAGTCACTTCACTATCATCCCGATAATCCGTGAGGGCTTTCGCCAACGCAACGATAGCTGCGTCGGTGAATCCAAACAGAGGACGGTTGATAGTAAAAGAACAAGAAGCAACTTGCTTCTTGGTCAGTCCTGAATACGGATCGACAGCATTAACAGTCTGCAAAATCTGCAGATAGTGACGAGCTCCCTTGCTCGTCTTTTGATGCTGAGTAATGATGGTGTAACCACCACCATTAGTGTCGACTCGTTCCGAGCCATACCCATCCGA